CTGTGGGGGCCGCGCCATCCGTCAAGGCACGGCGAAACCAGGATTTCTTCGAAAGGATTGAGTATTCTCTTCTAGATAGAGTCGACAAGTCTATCTGCCTAGCAGATATCTCGAAGCGCATTAGACAATTTACGACAAGGCTTACCACCTCGCCGCGAAAAGTCCGCAGCCCCTCGAGCACCTCTGTCAAGAGACATCCAGGCTCCTTCCTATAAGGTCTGAAGAAGGATAAGACAGGTTTTGGAGCAAGTTGACCCCGACGGATAAAGAAACTCTGGGAGTTCAAATCCGCCGAGATGTTGGAGTAGCCAGTCTTCTCTACATTGACACAAAGTCCGAAAGTTCCAGTCACCTCTTTCCAGAGGGAAAAGAATTTCCGATCACCTGCAAAGACGCAGTCATCGCCGTTGAAACGACCAACGCGGTTGGCCCCTGCCCCCCTCGCGATATCGCTGGCGATATCGAAACACGCCTTGTTGAGTAGGCAGAGCAATGGGAAACTCACCAAATTTCCCATCATACTCCCCCTCTTAATTGGCCTAATCATACCCGTGTGGGAATCTAACCACCTGAGGTTTGAAAAGGAGCCCAACAAGACGCTTCTCTCATTCTCGCTCAACCGAGCATCCTTCGACAGTTCTTCGACAATGACATCGACGGCCTCAAGATAGATATTGTCAGTGGCGGATTCATAATCCCCACTGATAACCGCCTCCCCGTCTTTTCTGTCATTGAGAACAGCCAAGAAATCTTCCTTCTTTACATCCCCACGTACGAGCCATCCGAAGGACGATAGATGGTCATATAGGGCGTTGTGAACCGGAGTCAAGACCCGTTTGACACGGGCGGATTGCATCGTTACAACACGAAGCTTTCCCTTAGTCTTTGCTACTCCCAACCTGACGAGAGAATCGTCGTCGGAAGTTTTGGAAGGACACGTTGCAAGCGTGCCACCTTCACCTTGAGTCGTTTCAAAACACCCCTGCTGGTCAGGGACATAAACCCCACTCTCACTTCTTCTCATTCCTCCCCCAACACATTCTTTCCGAGCGTTTTCCAAACGCTCTCCCCACCCGGTGGCAAGCTCGCGAACACGACGTCGAAGCAACCAATAGGGATCATGACACCATGAGGCGTTCACCCTATCAGGCGTCCGAGCCATTCGCTCTGCCCACTCACCCTTGGCCCTCTCACCTCGATAAGTATCACAGCTCGTGCACGGAGCGTCGAATATGCGCT